GAACTGTGTCTCAGACAGCTACATATGTAATATGTAATAAAGGCTCTACACTCGCTCTAACATTAGGAGACGGAACTGTTGTTGGTGAGATTAAGTATTTTACTAATAAAGGTGCTGGTAGTGCTGTTATTACCCCCACTAATTTTGCTCAGGGAACTACAGTAACATTAATTCAATATGGTGCATGTCACTTTATCTGGGATGGTACAAATTGGTACATTACTGGATATAGTAGAGACAGCGATATTACTATTGCGTAACAGGAATAACAAATGACAGCTATTATTACAGATGCAATAAAGAGACAATTTGCTCAGCAGCTATTTGATGAGAATGCTGGCACCAATATTGGTGACTCAGATAACTATTATTACATTGCTGTAGCTAGATCTCAGCAATGGCAGCCTGCTGATAACACAGATAATACTCCAAATCCTCTAAACACAGAGCGTGAGCAGCGTTTATTTAGATATAACATGCAAGCTGTAAAAGCTGTAGAAGCTTACTCATTTGTTGTTCCTTTGTACGATTGGACAGCAAATACGGTTTATAGTCAGTATAATGACAATGCGGCGGGACAGCCTTCTCAATCTTACTATGTTCGTACCGATGATAATAACGTTTATTTGTGTGTTCGTACAGGTAAAAACTCAATTGGTAATATACAGGTCTCGACAGTAAAGCCAGATCACACAGATACTTCTTTGCCTATTGAAACTGATGGTTACGTTTGGAAATTTTTATACACAATTTCGACAGCAGCTGCAAATAGATTTTTAACCTCTGCGTTTATGCCTGTCAAGTTAGTTGACTCAGCTGATGTACTCAGCCCCGACTTCACTCAATATACGGTACAAAACGCTGCCGTTGATGGTCAAATTATAGGATATAGAGTGGTGACAAAAGGCGGAGTATACACAGCACCGCCATCAATTAATATAATAGGAAATGGATCTGGAGCAACTGCTAGAGCCATCTTAAACACCACTGGTGGTATTGAAGCTGTTGAAGTTGGTGATAGTGCTGCAGCACCCCTACTAAGCAATATGGGCTCAGGTTACACCTTTGCTAACGTGACGGTGGGTTCTGGAACACTTGCTAGTGGTGGTGTTCCAGCTGAGATTGTTCCTATCTTTGGACCTAAGAACGGTCTTGGTGCTGACGCAACAAACGACTTACGCTCTACAGCAATTATGTTTAACATTAAGCCAGAGGGCACAGTAAACGATAAATGGGTTGTTGATCAAGGGTATAGACAAATTGGTCTTCTTAAGAATCCTTTGATTTTTGATTCGGCTGATAAATTTACAGCTACTGAAGGAACAGCTTTAAAGAAGATGAGACTAACCACTCAAGTAGGAGATGGTATTCCGTCTAATGGGTATGCTATTTCATTTGCTAACGATGTTCTTATCACAGGTACTACATCGAATGCACAAGGCTGGCTAGATTTTTTTGACGATTCCGATACTATCTCATATCATCAAGATGAATATACTGGATTCACTCCATTCCAAAATGGTGAAGTGATTACGGTTGAAGGCTACTCAGCATCTACCCTTACATTAGATTCAGCTTCTATTAGCCCAGACATTGATATTTTCTCTGGTAATTTACTGTTCATAAATAACACTAGTGAAGTTGGACGAGATAGAGCCCAAACTGAAGATATTAAAGTGGTTATCAAACTATAAAGGTATACAATGGCTACACCAGTTACTCAAAACACTTTTCTTAGTGTATATAATGACGATTATAGAGATAGTGACCACTATCATCGTATTCTGTTTAACAACGGCAGAGCTCTCCAGGCTCGCGAGCTTACTCAGATGCAGACAATTATTCAATCTGAACTCGCTCGTCTTGCAGGATTTATCTTCAAAGAAGGAGGTATTTTTGATACTTCATATGGTGCTCTAAGCGCGGGCTTTAACGCTACAAACTTTGTTAAGGTCAACAGCCTTCCAACCGGTTATGATCTTCTTGTTGGAAATGAAGTGTCTAATGCTGCGGGAGTGCGTGCTATAGTTAAAGCCGTTGTTCCTGCGACTGGTTCAGATAACAACGTTCTGCTTGTAAGATATGTAACAACAAACAATCTCACAGCGATCGATACAACTTCTCCTAGAACGTTCAACCCGTCAGATGTCCTATCATATGACACTGGTACAATTTCAGGTACATTAAACGTACAGGCCACTAACACCACCGCCAATCCTGCAACAGGCAAGGGTTCGATGGTTGAGGTTCCACAGTTTAATACGTTTGTTGCTGGCCATCTTATTATGGTTGAAGCTCAATCTTTGGTCCTAAGTAAGTTTAATCCTAGACCTACTACTATTGTGGGATTTAAGCTAACTGAAGAAATTATTACAGCAACTGATAATATTGCACTGTATGATAATTCTGGCACAACTCCTAACTTAACATCCCCGGGAGCTGATCGCTATAAAATTACAATGACTCTTACAGAGCAAAGTAAGATTATAGCTGGTGAAACTTTCTATCCATTATATAATGTGATCAGTGGAGAGGCAATATCAATCCAAAACCGCGATAATCTATTAAGCGAGCTTGGAGTTATTCTAAACAATCGTACTGATAACATTACTGGGGATTTTATCGTACGTAAAAATAACCTTGGTACTTTTGGACTTGAGGTTGCAGAAGATAGTGATGACAACTTCTTACAGTATAAAGTTTCTGGAGGAGTTGCATTTATAAAAGGCAACAGAATTGAAAAGTCTAGCAACACTAATTTAAGAATTGCTAAACCCAGAAACGAATTAACAGATATTACTGAAAAAACTAGTGAATTTGTATCAGCAAGATATGGTAACTATTTCCTAGCTGGAGAGGATTCGGCATTTGGATTATTAGGTAACATTACCAATTTGTCTACAATTAATCTTTATAATGGGCGCAATATAGGTGGCACTGTTGTAGGTACTGCTAGAGTTCGTCATCTTGATAAATTTGATGATGAATATCGGATTCACGTTTTTGATGTGCAGATGGATTCAAATGGGTTTGGATCAAAGTACAGTTTAGCAACAACAAGAAGTGTAGGTAGTGACTCAGCTAATTATGCCAATCTCACTCCTGTAGACGGCCGTTTTGATCTTATCGACAGATCTGATAATACTCTGCTGTTTGCACTACCTAATTCGCGTGTCCAAGAAATTACTAATGTAAGTATGGCTGTTCGTAGAGTGTATAGCTCTACAACAAACGGTTCCGGTTCAGCTACATTTAGTACTGGTACATCAAACATTTTTACCGATCAAGAAAACTGGATCGTTTCTGTAGACAGTAGTGGTGAATTATTTGCCCCGCCATCTGTATCTGGGACACCCAATACTTCAGCGACTATTACTGGATTGCCAACATCTTCAGCAGTTAAGCTGTTGGGGTTTGAAACAATATCAGCTGTTCGAAAAACAAAAACATTAAATGCTAATCAAACGCAGTCTGTGTCTTTAGTGAACAACAGGTTCACTCTATCTTATACCGATATTTTTAGATTTAATTCAGTTGTAGACAATACCACTAACGAAGATATCACGTACAAATTTATATTTGATAATGGTCAAAGAGATAACTTTTACACCGTGGGTGGCGGACAACTTAAAAACGGGGTTACTGCACCTGCCGGTAGTGTTACTGTAAATTTTGATTACTTTTCACACACATCAGGAGATTTCTTTGGAGGGAAGCCTTCATATCCCGATATTGCATATGAGGACGTTCCCTCATTTACAACTTCAACAGGGATTACCTACAGATTAACAGATGTAATTGATATGAGACCTGTCCAAAACAATACTGGAACAGGCTTTACAGGTACTGGGGCTGTAATTGAAAATATACCTAAAAACACCGGCTTAATTACTATTGGGACCGCAAAATATTGGCAGCCTAGGGTTGATACTATTACTATCAGTCCTTCAGGTCAAATTCTATCATATCTAGGTGAAACCAACATAACTGGTAAGCAATCCGCAAATATTCCCAATGAAGACCTACCGCTTCATAGAATCAGTCTAAATCCTTATGTACTAGACACGAGAGATCTATTAGCAGAACGATTTAGTAATCTCGGATATCAAATGAGTGATATTCAAATTCTAGAAAGAAGAATATCTAACCTTGAAGAAGCTGTTACTCTAACACAATCAGAACTAGAAGTATTACAAACAACAATTCCTGATCCTAACGACTCTACTTTACCAGACAGAGTAAAGCTCGGCCTAACAGCGGACAACTTTAAAAGCAATATACAATCTGCCGTGTATAGTGAAAATTATAGAGCAATGCTTGCAAGAGATTTCCAAGCCTTGATGCCTCTATCATTTATTCGTGATTTACCCTTAAAGTATGATTCAGATCAGTCAATTGGAACTGTTTTAAAAGGTAGTACTGTCTGGCCAGCTTATACTGAAGAAGTCATGATTAACCAAAATGTCGCTTCTAAAGCTATCAACGTTAATCAGTTTGAAGTATCAAGATCTATAGGAGCTGGTTATATTGAACCTAATATTGATACTTGGACCGTTCGTAAAAAAGTTGATAATAAATATCAAGTAGAGAGTCAAGAGTCGTTTATTACTGACAGATCTATTTCAGTATCATCTCAGCCAACTCCAATTGCTAGAACTACATCATTAAACAGGTCTATTTAAATAAAGAAAACAGTAACGGGATCAAAGCATGGCTTGGGTAACAGTATATGACACAGTAACTAGAACTGCAGAACAGGATTTAGGATATGATCTTATTCCTATATGTAGACCTAAGTTTGTATTTTTTAAATTTAGTGGGTTGAGACCTAGTACACCCCATTGGATTTTTTTTGATGGAAAAGAAGTTACTAAATGGGTAAACACTTCTTACACACTAGATGATTATAATAATTCTAGCCGAAATTCTAATCTTCGTAATCCTGGGGATTCATATTTAAACGCTACGAGCTTTCCTTCCTCTCTCGGAGGACCTACAGCAGCTTCTGGTCCTATAGGCTCAGATGCTACTGGTTCAATTGAAGGTGTTTTTTATATTCAGAGTAATGCTTCTTTATCTTTTAGCACTGGTAAGAAAGTTTTATCTGCTATAGATATTAGTGTACCTAACAAACAAAATAGTCTATCCTACGCACAAGCTGAATACAGTGCTATTGGGCAAAATCAACTTTATTACGAATACCAGTATCAAGAACAAGTGCCAAGACAGGTATGGGTAGAACCTCCTCCTCCTCCAGATGATAATGGTGGTGGTAATGACAGGGGCGATGATACTAAATGGACTACTGAAATAACATACACCAATGGTGAAAAAACTTCGGAAAGAAAAGTAAGATCAGATACAGTTACTAACCGTCCTGAACCAAGACCTTATAGCATTTATAGTAGAAATGATGACGGGCGAGGCGATGATCACTATTCTTCTCCAAGTAGTTCAAGTAAGGCTTCTAATGGTAGTGGTTGGTCATCTGGTAATAGTTTCTATTGATGATAGGTAATTGCCCCTCAACATCTTGGAGATAATAAGGGATAAAAATGACAAGTGTTTTACAACTTACGGAACAACAAAATCCTCTAGCTCAAACGTTTAGAGTAGTGGAACCAGGTGGCTCAGTTCTAACTGCTGTTGGGTTGTTCTTTCAATCTGCTCCTTCTGTCACTGACCTACAATTACCTATCACAGTCGAGTTAAGACCTGTTGTTGAAGGTCGTCCTTCATCTACTAGATACATTCCTGGCACTCAAGTCAGTGTGGCAGCATCGGTTGTAAGGTCTGCTGCATCTACTACATTTAGCGATAGTACAGAGGTCAAGTTTACTTTCAGAGAACCTGTTTATATTCCAGAAAATATAGAAGTAGCTCTTGTGGCATATACAAGCGCTAAAGTAGGTCAATACAAAATTTGGGCTGGTACAATTGGTGAACATGTTGCTGGATCTACTACAAAACTTGTTACTCACCAGCTTGATGCTGGTGCATTTTATCAGTCTTCTAATGGAACATCTTGGTCAGTAGATCAGTTTACAGACATTGCGTTTAAGGTATATCGAGCAGTATTCCAGGCCACTGGTAACCTTGCTCACCTTGTTGTTGATGTTCCGCCCGCTAAAAAACTTACAGAGAATACTTTTGTTGATAAACTCGTAAACTATCCCACTGATCCATTAATTTTTACTGCTAATAGCAATAAACTAAGAGTTCTTCATCCAGCGCACGGCTTTATTGTTGGTGACAATGTTACGTTATCAACAGACTCGTCAGGATTTAATAGTAGTTCAATTATCAATGGCGTCTTAGGATCTAGTATTTTAGGTACTCGTGTTATTGACAGCGCTGATCCATATGGCTATACCATATCAATGGATTCTGTTGCCGATTCAAGCGGTAGAGCTGGTGGAATTGGAGTGTTTGCGACAGAGCAGTATGTATTAGATGAAATATCAGTAAGCATCCCTAATACAACTCCTCCATATACAGATATATTCATCAAAGGTGATTTTACAACTCATAAGTCGTTTGCTGGTAACCAGACTGCATATGCTAGATCTACTAACGTTGCTTTAGAAAATAACAGAGTGTTTATATTCAGAGATCCTCATGTAATTGCTAGTGAAGCTCAAGAAAGTGATGCTACTAAACTAAACGGTAGTCCATCTACAATTATTAAAGTAGGTTTAAATACATTGAGTAAATACACAGCTCCTTACTTTAATGTAAATGCTGCTTCTATTGTCACTTCAAGCAACTTTATTGATTATCAAGATTCAGATAATTCTACTGTTCCTAATCGCAACAAGATCACAACAATTGATTATGTTGCAGAAAGTCAACCAAGTGGAGGAACATCGGCTTCAAAACATATTAGTATTCCTTATACTATAGAAAACTCAGCTACATCTATTAGAGTGTTGGTAGATGCTATGAGACCTTCTGGTGCTGAGTTTAGTGTTTGGTATAGAACAGCTCAAACCTCTGGGGGTGTACTAATTAATGATGTTCCATGGACGGAGTTTAGCAAAACTATTAATCCTCCAAATAAATCTAATTATTCGCAGATTGGTAATTCAAACAACTACCGCGAGTATGAATTTAATGTATACGATATTCCATCATTTGATCAATATCAAATTAAAATTGTAATGTATACAACTAACTCAGTTAATATCCCTACATTCCGCAATCTAAGAACAATTGCCACAGTATGAAAAATCATTATCAACCTATAGAAGGTTATCCTGATTTAGTCAAAGATGCAAGAACGGGAATGATCTTGAATATAAATAATGATAAGATAATGCAAAGTTGCAAGATCCGTGAGCAAAAAATTAAAGAGCGCCAGGAACTTGAAAGTTTGAAAGCTGATGTTCAAGACATAAAGCTAATGTTGCGGAAATTAATAGAGACCAGATCAGATGCCTAATTCAAAAATTCCTAGTGTAAGTCTCAGCGATACAGCAAACCTTCATCGTTTAAGATTTAATCAGCTTATCGATTCAGTTGGTGATGTGTCTACATTAACAACTAGCTCAGGTAGTATTGTTGGTGCAATTAACGAGCTTGATTCTGAACTGGGAACAATTACTTCAGCTGCAATGGGCACTACAGCAAACACTGTATCTACTGCCATTGCTGAGCTTGACTATCGTTTAGATTCAATTAACAATGTCCAGCTTACTACACCATTGGTGTACACTACTGACATTACAGTAGTCGATAGTGCTAGAGTTGGCAACAATCTATCAGTTGGTGGGGCTGTTGCAATTACTGGTAATACATCTCTAGGTGGATCTTTAACAGTAGAAGGTAACGTTAATCTAAACGGATCTACAATTACTCTAGGTAATGCAAATACAGATAATGTTGTGTTTACTGGTGATGTTAACTCATCCATCCTTCCAAACACTAACAACACTTTTAACTTAGGTTCTTCTGGCCAGCAATGGAAAACAGTACATGTTAACAATCTACTGACGGATTCTGGCACCGTCACCGGAGATTTTAATGTACAAGGTCTAACAACTCTTGATAGTACAACTGTTGATGGTAATCTCACTGTAACCGGTTCGTTTGTAACTATTACTACTGATGGTCTAACAGAAGGCTCAAACCTCTACTATACAACAGCTCGAGCAGATAGCGATGCCAAACGTGCTATATCAGCAGTAGATGTTGGTGGAGATGGTAGCTTTTCATACAACTCTGGTACTGGAGTATTCACTTACACTGGTCCATCAGCATCAGAAGTAAGAGCACACTTCTCTGCTACAGCTCCAATTACTCTCACTAGTGGCGTGATTGCTGCTAATAATGCCACAACATCTACTAAAGGTGTTGCTAGCTTTAGCTCAGATAATTTCTCTGTATCGTCTGGTGTAGTTACTATCAAAGACAACGGTGTTATTCTTGGCACTGAAACTACCGGTAACTACGTAGCCACAATAGCTGGAACCGCAAACGAGATTGAAGTATCGGGGTCAGGCACTGAAACAGCTGCTGTTACAATTGGTCTACCTAATGATGTTATAATTGGTAATAATCTCACAGTAACTAATGACTTGACCGTTCTAAATAACTTTACAGTTGGTGGTACGTTTGTTATCAGTGGCGAAGCAAGAATTAACACTCAGTATTTATTCTTACTTGATAGTATTGGCAATGCTACGCTAGATGCTGGTCTAGTTGTGTTCCGTGGAGTAGGAAACGACAGTGCAACTCTAATTTGGGACGAGACCAACAACTACTGGGTTGCTGGTACAGCTGGGTCTGAATCAAAGATTATTCGTGCAGCAGACGTTGATAATAGCTCAATTCAGTCAACAGGTGGTACGCTTGCAGTAAAGGCATTGGGTGTTACTAATGCAATGCTAGCTGGTTCTATCGCTAATAGCAAGCTATCAAATTCAACAATTACAGTTGCAGCTGAGACTGGTACTGCTGATCCTGTATCGCTTGGCGAGACTCTTACCTTTGCCGCTGGTGAAGGTATTAATACAACAGTATCAGCAAATACCATTACCATTGCAGGAGAAGAAGCTTCTACGTCTAACAAAGGTGTGGCTAGTTTTAGCTCAGCTGACTTCTCTGTATCATCTGGTGTAGTATCTATCAAGAATGACGGAGTTACACTAGGAACCCAAACAACCGGGAACTATGTTGCTACAATTACTGGCACAGCAAACGAGATCGAAGTTACAGGCGCAGGCACTGAAGGTCGAGCTGTTACGATTGGCCTGCCTGATAACGTTGTTGTAGGCAGACTTACAATTGATAACTCACGATATGACTCTAACGGGGTAACAATCGACGGTAACCCATATTTTATTAAAGCTACAGGATCTACTGCAGATATTACTCTTGATGCAGATGGTGGTGA